TGGTACATTTACAGCGTCAACAACTTTAAACAACTAAAAGGTACACACCATGAAAAAACGATTTTCTAAATTCTTTTCCGTTGATAGTCCGAAAGCTATCAAGGCGGACAAGTTCGGATATCTAAACGCCATTAATTATATGGCACCGCATACTACTGGCGGTGCTGGTAATTTATGCCCGAATTCGAGCGCGGGTTGTCGGGATCTATGTTTAGGTATGTACAGCGGACAAGCTGCAATCGTTTCCGACTTGGAAACGGGGACCAATGCAACCCGCAAAAGTCGCATTGCAAAAGCTCAATACTTTATGAATGAACGTCATTCATTCATGCGGGAAATGTCCGAGCATATTGAAGCGTTGGCACGTAAGGCCGAGCGCGAAAATAAAATGCTTGCGGTTCGTCCTAATGGATCAACGGACATAAGCTTTGAGTATATCAAGGGATACAACGGGCAAACATTGCCCGAACAATTTCCCGAGATTCAATTTATTGATTACACCAAAAACTTGAAGCGTATGCTCAATCCAAATAGACCGTCCAACTATCACCTAACATTCAGCTTATCAGAAACAAACATGCATGAAGCAATTCACGTTTTAGCTAATCGTAAAAACGTGGCGGTTGTTTTTGGTGATGGTATCCCTAAAACATTTATGGGGCATAAAGTGATTAGCGGTTTAGAGCATGACTTGAGGCATCTAGACCCATCGCCAGTTATTGTCGGTCTAGAGCCCAAGGGATCCAAGGCCAAAAACGATACAAGCGGTTTTGTAGTTAGGCGTGCCGGTTGTTGACACTTCAAAAAGGGCTCGAGTTGGAGTCGGGCCCTAGGCGCGTCAGGTCCGGGGAGCTCCACCCCGGACCATCGACCCTGGTAGAGTTTTTTCCTTTTCTCTACCAGGGTCACTTATACCCCGGGGCCAGGCCACGATTCTTTAACCCCCGACCCCGACCCGACCTCCTCGGACCAAGGGCCCCGACCCGACTTAGCACCCGACCCGACCTGACCCCCGACCCGACTTCGAGCAATCTCGAGCATCCCGACCACGACCCCCGACTCACTGTCCCCGGACCAGAGTGGCTTGACCCCCGACCCCGACCCAGTGTCCACGCCCCGAAGTCCCGACTTCACTAACTCCCGACCATGAACCCCGTCAAACAAATATAGGTGGGGGGAAGAGAGGGGGTGTACCAAGTAGAAACTTACGCCCCCCGACTTACAATAGGCGTAATTCCAAGCAATTTGGTGGGATGAGATATTTATCGCGTTAGTTTTAGTAGTTTTAAGTTCCACCCAAAATGGAATGGACTCCGCACATATGTGAACGTCTGGAACTCCGCCCCCATAGCGGTTTTCAATCCGAGTGATGTTCCAATGTGGGGGTATTTTGGACTTGATCCGATTCCACAGAAGCGTCTCGGGTTTTTGGCTCATTTATCACCTCATATTCAGCATCCAAAAAAGCGTGAGGATGAGTCTTTCTAAGTTCTTCCAATCTGGATTCTATTTCCTGTCGGCTCATGTTTTCGATAGCGTGATAGTGATTTGTTTCTCGCCTGTCTGTTGTGAGACCGCCCAAAGCAGATCTTGTTTTCTCTGCATTGATGGCCGCTGAAAACTGACCTGCCTCTTCCGCGTTCAGGGACAATTCCCGGAGACGTTTAAGCTGACCCATGAGAGTAACGCCATAACGCTTTTCTCTATCTTCTCTGAGTTCAGTTATGTAGTCAGAAACGTGCGGGAACAAACTGGGGTCTAAAAGTTTATGAGCTTGGATTCGAGCGTTGCCATCTTTATCGGCATATCCTGCCAATCTCGCACATTCTGCATTGGAATGAGTTCCATCAACAAAATGACGGGCAAATTCTTTTTGCCTGTTCGTCAGTTTGCGACCATGAGTTTCTTCAATCTCATCAGCTTTGTTATCAATACGTTTTTTCATACTCCCTATATACCAGCATTTTCAGATTTGAAAACCTACATATGCAATATCAGATCCAACAACGGTTAGAATAGTGTAACGAAACATATCTTTTTGTAACGATGTGTAACGAGTAGTGTAACGAGTAGAATATAACTATTTCAGTAGTTTAAATGCTGTTTTCAGACACTGGTTACACTTTTACACTTTTTTTCGTCTAAAATTTTATTTTCAAACTGTTTTTTTCAAATTAGCCGTATATAGGTGACGAGTCTTAAAAACGGTGTCCTCGAACTTCCGTCCTCTCATCCTTTCGGAAAACTCCTCATTCGCTCTTTGTAGCTCTTGATAATGTGAGCCATCATTCCGCCACATTTTCCTTGGTGCGTGGTGAGCTTTCCGTTTGTAGCCGTTTGGATGTTTAATTTGATATTCCCATGCCATTTGACATTCTCCCATGTTTCATGTTACTATGATCTCTCATTAAAGAAAGGAGAAATCTGATGATTACTAAATTCGATAAAAACTCTCTAACTCATGTTCGCTCTGAGGTGGACAAAGTTCTTTCAACGCTGGGCAAGGATCTTGGTGTTGATTTTAAACTTAAAAACATTCGGTATCAGGATAACACGTTTAGTGTAAAACTTGAAGGTTCGATTGCAGGTTTTGATACTCGAGCCAATGATTGGGATCGGTATTACTGGAAATTTGATCTCAAAAAAGAATGGCTTCACAAGACCTTCCAGCATGATGGCAAGACTTACAAAATTGTTGGTCTACGTCCCAAGGCTCGTAAGCAGACAGTTCTGGTAGAGCGTGTTTCCGATTACGATCCGTCTGTTAATGGTGATGTTTTTCAGGTTAGTCATGAGCTTATTCGGAAGATCTTTGCCCCAAGGACTTGGGCTGGAAGCAATCGTCAGTATAATTGCGACACGGGAGAGGTGGCATGAAAAACTACGAATTCGATGATCTTTTGGAAATTGCAAGGTTTGCACAAGAATGTGCAAGTTGTGCTTTGCAAGCTTCTTATTTGGGTGGAGTGGAAGAGCGTAGAGTCCAACGTCAAAACCTCACGGACAACATGCTTCATCGCTACGAGCATCTATCGCGTTGCATCAAGGGAGAAGTAGCATGAGAAACCAAGTCATTTCACTATACGACTACACGGGCGAAGCTTTGCGTCCATGGGCAGAGGCTGGTTATCAGTGCTTCGCCTACGACATCCAGCATGACGGTGAGCGGACGGAAGGCAACATCACCTACATCCACGCTGACCTTTATAATCCGAATACGCTTCTTGAGATTGTTGGTCGTCATGGATCTCATGCTTGTTTCATGTCTGCGTTCCCGCCTTGCACTGATCTTGCGGTCAGTGGTTCGAGGTGGTGGAAGAAAAAAGCGGAAGCCAACCCACACTTTCAGACGGAAGCCTCACTTCATGTTCAGAGGTGCGAACTTGTGGGGAGATCGTTGGGTTGCCCGTTCTACATTGAAAACCCTATTGGTGCGTTGACGCGGTTGTGGCGGAAGTTTGATTACACGTTCAACCCATGCGACTTCGGGGGGTATTTGCCAGAGGATGATGTGCATCCGAGATATCCAGAGGTCATTCCGCCAAGGGATTCGTATCGGAAAAAAACCTGTCTTTGGACGGGGGGTGGTTTCAATATGCCACGACCCAATGCCGTGGCACATGAGACATTGACCTACGAAAGGAAAGACCCCAAAAAGGGTAAGAACTATTCCCCCGTTGCTGGCAAGACGGGGGGTAAATCTTTGCGAACCAAGAACATTCGTTCCGCAACTCCGAGAGGGTTTGCCAAGGCGGTGTTCTTGGCGAATGCTGACCACACATGGGTTAACACAGAGGAGTCCGTGTTGGGCGGTGTTCGGGATTATGGAAACGGTGTAATTGTGAAGGGATATATACAATGAGCAAATTGACACACTCGCACTATTCTTTTTCGATGACGGGAGAGGAAATCAGAGAAGCCTTCAAGCGGACGGGTGCAATATGCCCCGTCTGCCATGGCAATGGTTATGTGGCAGTGGACGTAAACGATGCGGGAGATGGTCCCGTATACGATAACTGCTGGGTCTGCAACAGCGAGGGGGAGTTCAAGAAATGAGTATGTGGAAAAGAACGGAGAAGTTTTTTGAAGTTGTGTTCGGAACGCAAAAAGAAACCGTGGACGAAACCGAAAACCAAGTGGGGGTAGAGGAACCCCAGAAGATGAAACGTGTCCCGAAATGGACAAGGGCAGGTAAGGGAGGAAAAGAAATCTG